GGCATAATACATACATACAGAGCAGTAACACAAAGAAGTTTTTAATTTTAACCACTGGAGAAGTAAAAATGGCAAATGCATTAGACACACATCGCACCGAACGCCCACGTGACGTACGGACTTTAATCACACGTTGCATGAAGGTTGGACGTCCTGTAATGATCTGGGGTCCTCCAGGTATCGGCAAGTCCGAACTGATTGCAGAAATTGGCTTAGAAACAGGTCGTCCAGTTATCGACATGCGTTTGTTACTGCTGGAGCCAACAGACATCAAAGGTATTCCATATTTCGACCCAGACACAAAGACAATGAAGTGGGCACAGCCTGCAGATTTGCCAACCGAAGGCGGATTGTTTGCAAATGCAATCTTGTTCTTGGACGAAATTAATGCTGCTCCGCCAAGCGTCCAGGCTGCTGCGTACCAATTGATTTTGAATCGTCGCGTTGGCGAATATCACTTGCCAAAAGGTGTGTCAATGGTTTGCGCAGGTAATCGCGATAGCGATAAAGGTGTTACATATCGTATGCCAAGTCCGCTTGCAAATCGGTTGGTTCACGTTGAAATGACTGCGAACTTTGAAGATTGGCAAAAATGGGCAATCGGCGAGCGCATTCACGCTGACGTGGTTGGATTCTTGTCACACCACAAGCAAAAATTGTTTAACTTTGATTCCAAGAGTCCAGACAAAGCATTTGCAACTCCGCGTTCATGGGTGTTTGTGTCACAATTGATTACAGACGAATTGCCTGAGTCAATGAATACAGCGTTAGTCGCTGGCACTGTTGGCGACGGTTTGGCGACAGAATTTGCTTCACATCGCAAAGTGGCTGCTCGTATGCCTAAGTCGGAAGATGTATTGTTGGGTAAAGAGAAGAAATTGACCGTCAATGATTTGAGTGCAATGTATTCTCTGACTGTATCAATGTGCTACACATTGAAAGAATGGGAAACAAAGACAAAGACGAAAGAAGACGGCATGACTGTTGACTTGTGGCACGAATGCGTTGATAACTTCTTTTCATTCATGATGGAAAACTTCCAGACTGAAATGACAGTGCTTGGTGCGAAAACTGCATTGCGTGATTATGCATTGCCGATCAACCATCGTCAACTTAAGACATTTAAGGACTTCCATCAGAAGTTCGGCAAATACATCTTGGAAGACTGACGCTATTAAGAATTAAATTTTAATAGTTAAATCCTATAAAGCCCTGTAAGTTACAGGGCTTTATTTTTATCGAAATTTTGGCAGAATATTGACTTTACACGATAAACATGCTATATGTATATTACATGGAGAGCGCAAATTATGCCAAGATTAATTAAATCACACAAATGTGAAAACACAATATGCAACAATATTACATCGAAAAATAAATATGGTAATTATATGTTATATTGCTGTAAAGACTGTAAATCAATTTCGACCAAAGCTAAATTTGCAATCACTTATGCTAATAAGGATATGAATACAATTTTAGAAAAACGCCAAGCAACTAACATAGAAAAGTATGGTGTCGACAATGTGTCTAAGACTACTACAGTAAGAGCACAATTAAAAAAGACTACAACGCTGACAGCAACGATACGAACTGCTAAAACCAAAGTAACTAATTTATTAAATCACGGTGTCGAATCTACAAATTCATTACAATCAGTAAAGGATAAAAAGAAAGAATCCTTTTTGGAAAAATATGGAGTAGATCATCAATTAAAAATTCCGGAAATTGCTGCATCTGTTTCTAAGAAAAATACAGACAATGCAGTTGACAGATTAGCAAAGGCAACTATCACAAATATTGACAGGTATGGTACCGAAAATCCATTATCAAATAAGGATGTGCAAAATAAAAGAACAGACACTATGATCGAACGATTCGGCGTAGAGAATGCATCACAGAATCCCGAAATACATGCCAAAAAAGTTAAGAATGGATATAAATCTAAGCAGTATATTATGCCATCCGGAGCGATCATATTTTTACAGGGGTGGGAAAATAAAGCATTAGATGATATGTTGAAAGAATATACGGAAAAAGAAATTAGCACAAAAACTGCAGAAATACCCAGAATCACTTATTATGACGATAATGGAAAGAAACATTATTATTTTCCGGATTTTTATATTGCAAAGGATAATTTGATTATAGAAGTAAAATCCGAGTGGACATATAATAAAAATGTACCAAGGCATAATATGAAACGCGATGCATGCCTTGCACAGGGCTATAAATTCAAATTTATGATTTACAAAAAGACCAATGAATACACAGAATTATTATCGCATTGACTTTTTATATAATTGTGCTATACTACATGTATGACACGATACACTCTTAAAGTATGCTATGGATCAGAACAGATAGAACGGTTCGATCACAGAAGCCCTGCTAAATTACAAAGCATTCTTACTCGACCGAGTTACTACTGTGCCGGGCAAGATGGCCCTTTTGGTACACTAGTGAAACATCCGGACACTTTTGAACTGTTTAATCCTCTTATGGAAAAGATACATCGTGGAAATATTAAAGAAACGGTTGCATTCGTTAAGACACTAAAATGACAACCGCGTGGGCTCACTTACCAAATGCAATACATATTGATCGGGTGTTAGCATCACTAGTGTCAAATCCGATGATATGGTCAAAATCAGTATTTACGGCAGATGAAAAGGCAGTATTTGCAGCATGGCAAATCATGAAAGCTGAGATACAAATTATGTCGCGTGAGTTGATACAATCTATGGCGTGGAATGCAGCATTAGCGTCGATACAACAAACACGCGGGAATAGCATATCGTGGTATAGTGCGTGGGATGCAATTTCATGTTTTATCGCATACGACGATTGTGCATATATATTAGATTCAGCAATTGATGAGATTAAATTACTTGCTATACTAGGTGATACGAAAGCTATGTGTCTGTTACAAGCATGTATTGTTTTTAGCGAAGAAATGAGTTAGCATGACAACCGCATGGGCTCACTTACCAAATGCAATACATATTGATCGGGTAGTTGCTCTGGCAAAAGCATATCCAGATGTTGATTTTGAGCAACCTGATCGATATGATGCAGCATTTATAATAACATGGCGAGAAGCATATGAATCGACAATGAACAGTGGTAGGTTCGAAATATGCTCGACAGCACGGTATTTACTTAAAATGAACTATTGGTCCAGTGATGCATTAACATGCCTGTGTGCGTATGATGATTGCGGATATATGATGGGATCAGAGGTAGGTGAATTAAAGATACTTGCTGCATTTGGTAACGGTAGGGCGATACTATTATTGCCAGCTGTAATCGCGTTCGAATCAATTAAAGGAAAGGGATGGTATAATCGTGCTGAAATACAATACGCTGCTAACATCGATTAAACACCCGTCGGTTATAGTTAAGGTCGGACAAGGTTACATACAACACGAAATCCAGTACTACTTCATAAATAATACAGAAGATATGAAAGTGGGAAAATTAGTAAGTGAAGAATTTATAATGGAAAATTTTAAGGTAATAAAATGAGTATTACAGATAACAGAAAAGCCTTCCACGACTACTTCATAGAAGAGCAGTATGAAGCTGGGGTGATGTTAGAGGGGTGGGAAGTGAAGGCGATCCGTGCGGGTAATGCACAGATCAAGGAAGCCTATGTAATTATCAAGGGTGGCGAAATCTTTCTATTTGGCGCACATATTACCGCTCTATCAACTACCTCCACTCATGTTACGACAACTCCGACACGCACACGTAAATTATTGCTACATGCTGCTGAGATTAAAAAGTTGATTGGCAAGGTCGAAAGAGCAGGCTATGCCTTAGTGCCGCTTAACTTACACTATGTAAATGGTCGTATAAAGTGTCAAATAGGGCTCGCAAAAGGCAAAAAACAGCATGACAAGCGTGAGTCTGAGAAGGATCGGGATTGGCAGCGTGAGCAACAAAAAATAATGAAACAACGATAGGGGTAATAAAATGATAGTACCAGAATATTACATTATAGATGGGCACACCAAAAAAACTGTAATCGATGATGTGACAGCACATTTGCAACAAGGATGGACATTACATGGCGACTTAGTAGTCACAAGTGTATTAGTAGGTAATTCGATTATAGTTCGTTATGTACAGGCATTATTCAGGAATGTTGATGTTCCAGGTGCATGGGGATAGTTTTCCTATAGACAAAATAGCAGTGACGTTATATAATACAGACAACACACAAGGAGCTTGACATGGCAATTGATAACAGTAAAGAAGCAGTCTTAGAACAACTTACACGGGCACGGATCTCTTTGCTCTTGCAACAACCGTTTTGGGGAACATTAGCAACTCGTTTGATTCTTAAAGATGCAACAGACGATGACTGGTGCCCAACCGCTGCAACAGACGGTCGCTATTTCTATTACAACAGGAATTTTATTAGTAAGCTTAGTAAAGCTGAATGTATCTTCTTAGTTGCACACGAAGTTGAACACTGCGTATATGACCACATGAGTCGTCGCGGAAGTCGCAAACCTAAAATGTGGAATGCTGCGGCAGACTATGTTATCAATTACGAATTACACGAACACAACATCGGCAAGCTTCCAGATCCAAAGACTTCTGGTGTACAGGCATGCTTTGATGACAAATATAAAGGCATGTTTGCTGAAGAAGTTTACGAGTTGTTATTAAAAGATCCAAACAGCAATTGGCCGGAGTTCGATGTGCATTTGGAACCAGGCGATGGCAAGGGTGAGCCGATGACAGAAGAGCAGCGCAGAGTTTTGGGCGATGAAATTCGTTCAGCAGTAATGCAAGCTGCAAAGGCCGCTGGCGCAGGAAATACACCGGGTGGTGTCAAACGCATGTTAAAGGATTTGGTTGAGCCACAGATGGATTGGCGCGAAATTCTTAATATGAAAATCCAGTCAATGATTAAGAATGACTTTACATGGAGCCGTTGTTCACGTAAGAGTCAGGCTAGCGGAATTTATTTGCCAGGTATGAAAGAAGATGTTCGTGTTGAAGCTGCTGTATCAATCGACTGTTCCGGTTCTATGGGCGAAGAGATGTTGCGCGACTTGCTTAGTGAAGTTAAAGGCATCATGGAACAATTCCAAGATTTCAAACTGCGTGTTTGGTGCTTTGACACCCGCGTGTATAACGAAGTAATGTTCACGCCAGATAACATTGACGAAATCGATACATACGATATCAAGGGCGGTGGCGGTACTGATTTCATGTGTAATTGGACTTACATGAAGGAAAACGATATCCAACCAGAACGTTTTATCATGATGACAGATGGTTATCCATGCGGTAGCTGGGGTGATGAAAATTGGGTAGACACACTGTTCCTTATCCACGGCGACCCAAGTCATCGATTGGTTGCACCGTTTGGTATGACAGCATGGTACGAAGCGCCTAGTAAGAGATAATATAAAACATATACTACTTGCAACAATGATTGTAGCTGTATTTGGGTTGCCCGATGTGTCAGGCTTACCTTGCAAACAACAAACTAGATAACACTTGTAGATTCGTCTATTTCCTGCGAATCTACAAGGTTAGTAACGAATCTTAACAACACATAACAAGGACTTTAATGAACACTTACATGTTGCCGACTAATGATGATTTTATAGAAGAAATCGCCAAATCTGTCGCCAAGGAACGAATACTCAGTGATTTACGAGAAACAATGGGGGCATCACCCGGAATAAGTGCCGAAGCAAAGTCAACGTTAGAAAATACATTTATCGAAGTTTTCGAAACTATCTGGGCGGGTATTACAGCGCAGGATAAACGACAGCGCGATTTGTATATAGCAGATGCTAGAGCGGCTGTTTCAGCAATAAACCTAAAGTTGATGTTTCTTGATTAAATAAAGGATAAATAACATCAATATAAGGTATATTGATGTCAAACTCTTTATTTTTTAAAATCAAAAACAGTGTTACAACAGATAAGCGATTACTACTAGAAATCTTTTTTAAAGACTGGGTAGACGAGTCGTGTAATAATGAAGTTAAATACAAAGTCGAGCGAGATGAACAATCGGGTATTGTGCCAATGCATGAAACATTTCGAGTAGATTTCGATCATCGCGAGGATGCTTTAGCAATTTGCCTCAAAGGCGTCCCGCAAGAATTTCAATCATATCTAGAAATAGTCAGGTAGACTTTAGTTTACATTTATCGCCATGCCACTGCGTATGATTAGCAATGTCTACAAGTTTCTTACAATAAATACATTCTTGTTTAGTGGTAATTCTATCTACAAAATCTGGATGTGATTTACATTTTACTCCGTGCCACTTTGTTAAATTCATCAAAGAAGTTTCATTTTTACAATATATACAGCCTGCTTTAGCCATGGTCTTACCTTTCCAAATTGCACCAACAATCTGTTTCTGATAATCTGAGCGCGGACCCGTAGATACCCCGGTCCGCGCTATAGAAATCTTTTGTTTATGTTCTTCAGATTTAGGTTTTCGCATATTATTTTTATGTTCTTCGGATTTAGGCTTATTTAAGTTTCCGTGTTCAATCCATTGCCTTTTAAGTGCGCAATATGCACGTGATTTTACCTTAACTCTTTTCTGATTTTTATTACCCATAGTTGCAATCATCCAAGCCGCTTTGATCATTTTAGACCTATGGTCTCCTATAGTCATTCGTGGAAGAAGCATGTGACAAACGAAGTGCTCTTTGGCAGTTAGTTTAACTATATTAATCGGGTCATTTGTGCCACCTAATGACTTCGGTATAATGTGATGTTTTTCAAAATACCCGATGTGGTTGACTCTTGCAATTGCGGTTGCTATAATGTTGTTATACCAAGTAGTATATTTGTTGCATAAATACATAATAAATTCCCTAACTATATGTAATAGTTATTTATCTAAGGTACTACAAAATGTCCGACGTTTTATTATTAAATGCAGATGGCCAACCACTTTCGCATATCCCATTGTCAATAGTTTCTTGGCAAGTGGCAATGCGTCTAGTCTTTCTAAGTAAAGCAATTGTCCTTAAAGATTATGACGACTGGTCGATTAGATCGCAGTATCTAGAAATTAAGGTACCGTCAATAATTATCATGGCTAAACAAGCTAAGTGGAACAAGACATTAAAATACAGTCGCAATAATGTTTACCTTCGTGACGATTTTACTTGTCAACTCCAGTCAACTTGGAAATGTAAGGAATTGAATGGTAAGGTAAAACTTGCTGCTTTAACTCTTGACCATGTAATTCCCCGGTCCCACGGTGGTAAAACTAATTGGCTGAATGTATGTACCTCTTGTCAGGATTGTAATAGTGAGAAAGGTGCTGACAAGTCTATTGTGCCTAAGAAGAAACCACACAAGCCATCTTACTATGAAATTTTAGCTAAGAGAAAGACGTTGCCGATACATATCCGTGACGAAGCTTGGAAGGATTATATCGGATGGCCGGATGAATTGGTAAAGGTCATACCACAACCCAAAGGCTATGCTTCTTAAGCAGTAACAACAAAAAGACATCCAAAAGATGTCTTTTTTGTTGATTTCTTCATATTCCGTTTAAAAAATACCCAATTTCTACCACGAAGATGGGCTGATCCTAATCGTCATCGGTAAATATATGCGTACAGAATCACTGTTCACACAATTTAATTACCGGAGAATTACAATGGCAAAAGCACAAAAGAAAGCAGTAGCAGCAGCAACACCCGAAGTGGTAGAAGTTCCAGTCACTGAAGCAGCGGCTCCTACTACATCAATCGAACCAGTTCAGCTTACTATTGCTGACCTACAGTTATTGGCTCGTGTAGTCGATTTGGCATCACGTCGTGGCGCATTCCAGGCAGGCGAGTTATCACAAGTCGGTGATGTATTCAATAAGTTATCAGGCTTCTTGGCTTACGTTGAATCGACTCAAAAGAAAGATGAAACAGCAACAGAAGCGGCCGCAGAAACAACAACAGTATAATCAAAGGGGGAAACCCCTTTAAAGGAGAAATAATATGTCAGTCGAAAACCTTCGAAAACATGTTGGACAACTTATAAACACAGGAGTTCGTGTTGCAGTTGTATTTAGAAAATTACCAAACGATGAAGCTAATTGCTTAATCGTCGAAACAGAAAGATTACCGGATAGCTATCACGATTATCTTCAGCAAACATTAAATTCCAAAGAAGCAAAGGAAACTAATGATTTCTTCGAAGTATTAAATCGCAGGACTTTCCCTGACGGACAGAATTGCCTTACAGCACTTCATCAGCGTGGATATCTTCGAAAAGAACTTGTAACTAACATCTCTATGCTTCCGCTTCCGGGTCATGTAGTTCCTTTAGCTCTTATCAATGCTACAATTGATAAGAAGGTAGACGAGTATATGAAGAAACAACAGGAAGCAGTTGTTCAACCGGTAGCTACTACTGATGCAATTGCTAATGCACTTTCATCAATTATGCCAGACCCGTCTGCTACTGCTAAAGGACTTATCCTACAAGCAGAGCTATTGGAAAAAGATGCAGCAGCAAAACGCGAAGAAGCATATGCATTGTATCCAGAATCCCGACCAGGTCGTGGTCGCCCAGCATTGCAAGAAGATGCAAAAGCACTCGCGCTCGAAGATCGTAAGATTAAACGTAGAGAAAGAGATCGGGCAAAAGCAGCCGAAGTAAGAGTAGAGAAGAAAGAAACTCTGCTAGATAATAAAGTTGCAGCCAAGCTTAAACGTGATGCAGTAAGAGCAGTTCCTAAGTAACTCACTCATAAAGCGGGCGGTTTTTAACTGCCTTCTTTCGTATAAATATATAAGAGGACTAGGAGATGAGTAACATGTCAAAGAAAGCCACAACAAGTTTCAATATAGATAACGCCATTTCTCGTATCAGCAAACCGTCTGTATTTGATCGCATAGTTAAAGAAATTGATGCTAAAGAGATTCCTTCAAAGTATGTAGAGCAGATACTTGTTCAATATTATGATGGCAATGTTGTCGAACTAAAGGGGAACGAGTTAACGCATCCTATTCCAGTAAATAAGAATGCTACATGGGAAACTATGGAAGATTCATTTAAAAAAATGCGAGATGTTCGCATATTTATAAATACGGATAAATTGGAAAAGGATATTAATAGTTTAGTTGAGAAATATCTCGGCAAACACTGTTAAGAACTAAACCGTTGTTCTAACCAATCGAAGTCATTAATCAATCCGAGCATTTCGGATTGATTAATGTATAGCTTACCAAATTCTGCGCCTTCAATTGCGCCCATCACTGCAAAATCACCAAATAAAGTTTCAGCACCTAAGGTACACCAAGCATTTAACCTATGTTCGGTTTCAGTATTATCTTGATTTGGAATCAGTTTAGAAGCAAGTTTAACACATTCCCTGAACCCACTGCGCCAAGCGGAATATGGATCGGTATTAAATCGTGTAATATTGCTAACTTCATTTATTACTTTAAAACTGTTAGATACTGATGTTGTGAAGTCTATCGGCGAACCTTTGTAGTTCAGTAATAGATCAGTAGGAAATAACTTTACACCACCATATCCATATTCTAATCCGTTCACAGGATTACGTGAATGCCATACAATAACAGATTGTAGGTCTAAAGAATGTGGTCTATAATTAAAATCGAATGTCGGTAATATATCTGCATCTGCGTCGACAACATAAAACATCGATGAGTTACTTTGTTTGGCATACTGTGCAGCAGCCATATGAGCTTCAAATATACCTTTCACATTATGCACACGTTGTATCCTAGGAATCTTTGCCCTTAGTTTTTCATAATTGGCATCAGCACCTTCTTCGTCATAACTTAAAAATACCACAGCAAACATTGGGTATGAATAAAGTCTGTCAGTGTATTGTTTTAGACTAACTTTACCATTTAAAAATTCTACATCAGTATAAGCTGTTAAATTATCTCTTATATTCTGTGTATTATATAATCGAACGGTACTATCGTTATTCCATATATGGACATAATCCTTGTCCCATACTGCTGGAGTATATGTAAAGTCGAATGTATTAAAAATTATGTCTACATCAGTTTTAATAACGTAGAAATATTCCGATGTGCAATCATCCGTAATCTGTTTTAATATATCTACAGTAAGTTCGGAATTTTCCGAATATATCTTTTTTTCAATCAATATCTGATTACATAGATGATCAGAAACGACTTCGTTCTGTTTATCATATAGTACGTATGTGCTTTGTCTCATTCAATACCTATTAAATATACTGTTATTTAGTCACTTCTGTTGACTACTATTATAATTATAGCTTATACTAGACATAACATCAAAGGATATTGTAATGAAAAATATATTTCTCGGCCTTGCTATTATGTGTATCGGGTTACCTGCTCTTGCTGAAAATGCAGATTGGAATATTACCGAAGTTCTTGCTAAAGACAAGACTGTTTCGGGTTACATTTATCATACAGGTGCAGTAGGCACACAGATAGGTGTTAAAGCAGAGAGGATGATTACTAGCCTGCGTCTAGTTTGCACTGCAAAATCATCTTCTCCCGCCAGTGTAGCTATATTTTGGGATACGATGAAAGGTAATTCGCCACAGTATTTAGAAATGCGGACCGAAAAGACAGAGTTCACTGCAAAACAATTCATACAATGGGAACAGGATGGGCCACTACTGATAAGGTCGGCACCCGAATCAAAAATGTTAGTGCAGATGTTAAAAACGAATAAGCTTATAGGGTTTACATGGTTGGATACAAATTCTATTCGACGCACAACGATGTTCGATCTTAAAGGGTTTAATGCTCATCTAACTGAATTTAACGCACTTTGCAAAACAGATATATAAATAGACATAACCCAATGGAGTAGTCAAATGAAACATGTTACCGGTAATAGACTTATCACTATTACCATGTCTTTAGTATTAACGGTTGCAACTGTTGTATGGCTTGTAACCGATGAGTCGTTCGAATATCGCCGAACCCCTATTGTGATGAAGATTGATAGTGAGGTTATATCCAGTATAGACGTAGAATTCGACGAACAGAAAATACACCTTAATGTTCATCTTATCCAACCGTCAAGTTGCGAAGATACAATTAATCTATTAGGTATAAACCATTTTGCTATAAAGACAAAAGAATACGAACCGATATGTTCGCACATTAGCAATTCATTAATACGAATTACATATAGTGAAGTAGTTCATATATGAATGATTTTGTATATGTAGAATTTATTGTAGATGCTATCGATGCAGCAAAATTAATAGAAAAACTCTGTGACCTAGGTAATGATTTTATAGTAGCCAGTTATCCAGTGGGTTTTACCAACTTGCTCGAAGCCAAACGATGCTACATAACATCGGGTAAAATAAATGCAGAGTGTGCATCAATGATCAAGCTTCGTGATCCCTTTCTATCAGACCATATGCGTATATCGTATATCTCCGATGAGCTTAAGGACAAATACAGAAGTAGATAAATAGTTGTCTATGACAACAATCGCCCAAATACAAGCATTGCCAACAAGTCCATTCGAAGGTTCGGGAATAGTAGGTATCGTAATAACATCCGGAATTCCTAGTTATTTTAAACTAACCGGTTCCAACTTAGACAGGATTGTATCATTCAACTGGTATCCAAAGAATCCTGCTAGTGTTATATTCGAAGTAAGAAAAGTTATCTTAGTCGATAATACATATGGCACCTTTATGGTAAAAGTGCTTGACAACATGCTGGATACACGGGATCGTGGAGGTCACCTTAGTTTTCAGTTAGATGACGGCACAACACTTACTGCACCAGTTTCTACATATGGTCCTGTTAGTGTAGGCCCATTATGGCAAGCACCGGCGCAAGGATTAAACACAGGTTAATTACCTGTTGACCCACTATTATACTTACAGTATAATACTAATATGAAGACACTACCTACATTAGAATTTTATGTCTATGCGTATATGCGTGATACAGATTCTATCACTGCAAAAGCTGGCACACCGTACTATATAGGTAAAGGCACGAAGAAGAGAATGTTTAATAAACATTTTACACAGCCTAAAGATCGTAGATATATAATTATACTTGAAGCTAACCTTACTGAAATTGGTGCATTTGCTATAGAGCGTCGGATGATTGAGTGGTATGGCCGCAAGGATTTAGGTACAGGTATATTAAATAACAGAACAGACGGTGGAGAAGGGTGTAGCGGCAGGATTTTGTCAGAAGAATCAAAAAAGAAAATGTCGATAGCTTCCAAAGGTAAACCAAAATCCGAAGAACACAGGAAAAAGAGTGCTGTGGCTCGAAAAGGAAAGAAATCTACAATAGAAGTTAAAGAGAAGATAAGAAAAACGAAAGAAGCAAGCCCTTATCGACATTCGGATGAATCAAAGCAGAAAATGTCGTTGTCACAGAAAGGTATTCCTCGGACTCATAAAACTAGAGGAATTCCGACTAAGCCCTTAGCAGCAATGCGGCCAGTTAAAACACCTAATGGCGAATTTATTTCTTGTGCAGAAGCAGGGAGATCTCATAATTTGAAAAAAGATACAGTAAGACTTAGATGCAAATCTGATTTGTATATTGGCTGGGAATTTTTATGAATAAATTTTTATTATTATTAATTTCTATTACGCTAACAACTAATTGTTACAGCAAACCGCATCGTAATATATCTCGACCACCTATAACAATGAGCTACTTAGTAGCAAGTGAGGACGGTACAATATTAAAGGAACAAAATAGCGATATTGTGCGACCAATCGCATCGATTTCAAAACTTCTCGTAGCGTTGCTTGCAGCAGACCAGGACCTTACCGAATCATTACCAATCCCGGTCATTAGGCAAGTTCAGAGTGCAATTCCTAGATCAACGAAAACATTGACAAGACGAGAATTATTAACGCTTGCTCTTATCAGATCGGATAATTTTGCGGCACAGATATTATGTATCAATTTGCCGAATTGTGTTGAGAGTATGAATAATAAAGCTACAGAATTGGGTATGACTAATACGCAATATAAAGAACCGACTGGATTAGATATCGGTAATGTCAGCACTGCACGTGACTTATTAAAATTACTTATGGTTGCATCACTCAACCCCGTTATAACAGATATATCTAGTAGATCTGACGCAGAAATTATTCTTGGTAGAAAACCAGTTAAAATTCGTAATACGAACCCACTCACATCTACACTCAGTATAGTGTTATCTAAAACAGGATTTACTGTCCCGGCCGGTGGGTGCCTAGTAATGATCATAAACTCGTCACTAGGGCAACGCATATTCATATTACTCGGTAGTAGGAATGCACATACCAGAATACCCGACATGTTGACATTAGTTAAGACTAAATGATAAAGATCTCTTTATATGTTCCTAGATCCGATATCCAGATAATCCGGGATAAAGAGAAGAATGCTGACTTCCGAATTAGTAACCAGGGTGTTTTTTTACATGAATATTACTTTGACATAGTATCAACAGAAGCAGAATTATTAAGCCTTGTGCTTAAATATGGCAGCGATAATGTATGGGAAAAAGTATAAGACTTACCGATTGGCAACGATTAAAGAATGTAGTATAATACATTATGATTAAGATTATATACGATATAGAGATTAACGAGAAGGAAGCGGAAATAGCATGGCTCCGTGAACAGAAGGTTTATCCTTCGTGTGTGGCTGCATTTAGTAATAAGACGGGCGCACTAATATATAAGATCGGTGTAATCGTAAATACCGAGTCAGCGTTAGCAATAAAACTTCGACACAAACTTGAATTACAGACAGAGTATAAACAAAGATGAGTATATCGACGCATTTTGTTAGGGTATTAGAAGAAGATTCGGTCAAATTATTGACATATTGTAAAATAAATAGTATCAATGTAGCTCGTTATTCGATTGATCGTGCAAATGGAATTAATACATTTTTATACATAGTTAAGACAGATATATGTGCCGTAACTGCACTAAAATTGGCTTGTAAGTTGGTGGGCATTACTCGACGACCGTTACATAAAACACAGTAACACAACACAAAAGGAAAATATCATGACAAAATTTACTATAACTATTCCAGCAGACGAAGAAGCAAAATTTAAGCGTATTGTCGAACGATTGGAGCCGAGCGAATATACAGTGATCAAAGAATTACATCCAGTCGATCTGCAAGATACACGCAACTGTGATAGGGAAACTATCATGGAAATGGATCCAGAAGCAGCTCTGACTTTCCGCCTAGGCATGAAGTTTGTAAAGATTCGCCGCGAGCGTTCCGAAGAGGAATTAGCCGAAGAACAGCGTATCAACGACCAACATACTATCAAAATTACAGTTAAGGTGCCGGGCTTACCAGATAGTAGCACACCATAATATTTTGGCGTAAGTATGCCGATTTACACTATACTCGATTGTTCGCCTAGCAATCGAAATAATATACGATATTTGCTTGATCATGGCGGAACGCATATTAACACAACTCTTATAGGTGATTGCTGGCATAGAAAATTTGTTATAGAATTGTCGGAAGAAGATGCTGTTATAATTAAGCTGACACTCGATAATATATCTATCTCTGAAGTAACATGACCTGACTGGAAGATGATCGGGAATAGACATTATGAAGACTAATCAGGTAAATAACATTATGGGATTACAATTTCTTCTTGTTACATTAGTATTAAGTGCTACTACACTAATTGCTGATAAGGTACCTGAAAAACAATCTCAACCAAAATGGCATTTAATCGAAGGTCATAAAACCGGACCTTCGAAAATGTATCTAGACGATAATAGCATAGAAAAAATTACACAAAATGGTTACACATTCACGAGTGGCTCAATATTGATTGTTGCCGATGATAAATCTAGAACAATTGTTATCGAAGAGAAGACTGTCGAATTTAAAAGTATAGTAAGACATATGGTAGTAGATTGTTCTAAGGGAAATGTGCTACCTCTCATAAATTATTACTTTGCTGTAGATAAGCCTACAAGAGAAGATAAGCCTGTTGCAGCATTCGAATATGTTCAGGATGCTAAAATAATCATACCGTTGCAAAAGAATTCACTCATCTACGAATCCTTCTGCCCTAATTATATCTGAAAATTCTACAGGATTTTCATTCTCAGATTTCCAAATCAGATTTACATTCTTGCACAGTAATCCTACGTCATTTCCGCACACATACGCCTATACATGCACATACATAGAAAATCATTGACATCTATCTAATTTATGCTATACTAAGACATGATCTCAATAACCGATAAACAACTCGAAGATATGGCTAAACGATGGCCCGATCTTTTCCAAAAATCCCAGATAGACTATTTTGAAGTAGGGTATGGATGGTATGCAATAATAGAAACATTATGTGAAATGCTATCAAGAAATGTAACACGAATTCGAGATAAAATTAGTTATCTATCAATAGACCTTTCGCCTGGAAACTTGGAAAGAATTCGTGTATACGAAGAGGAATTAGCAGAGGCTATCGAAGAACTCCCCCAAATAATGCAGGTAAAAGAAAAGTTCGGTGGATTAAGATTTTATGCATTCCATGCCGAAGGAGTAAATCGTAGTTACATCAATTTTGCCGAAACGCTATCTATGCGAACATGTGAATGGTGCGGAGCGCCCGGCGAGGCACGGAGTGACGGATGGACTAAAGTGCTCTGTGAAAAACATCATAAAGAACGTGAAAATCCAAATATCGTATTTTCCCTTACAACGGACGACGACGAATAATTTACAATAGCTGTTCAATACTCCATGTCATTCATTCAATTGTTAAATCTCAAAATTTAATCTAGATCGAAAGTCGAGTCACCGTGTTGTAAATGAACAACGAATGAGTTTGATGATACTCGGTTTTCGTATATTGGCTTTCTTATTCCGACTTTCGTATACCGATTGACATACATTTATACACCAGCTATAATTTACACATAAAGGAACTATCATGCCAAAATCTAAAATCGAAACATATGATGCGCAGGGAAAGTTAAGTGAAACTGGTTTGTATGATATCGGCGGTAACATAATTCCGGAACGATATGCCGAGTATATGGAGTATCAACGAGACTGTTATGGAACTCGTTAAATCAATTACAGATGAACTTGTCGAACTCGACCGTTCAGAAGTATTCCCGACACTTAATGCAGCTATGCAATGGGTGATGGAGAAGTATCCTAATACAGATTATCATATCCAGTATAGAATGATGCAAGGTGTCGGGACTAGGGCAATTGTTTCTATGAAAATCGCTTATAAATTGGAATCAAAATGAAAAAAACTGTATTAACATATGAAGAAATGCAGGCAGTCGTAGAGCCACTAGTCGACTCCAAGTTGTATGTAATCGACGTGCAAGAGTTAGAAGACAACGCCGGCTATACTATTCAGTGGTTGGAACATAAAACCTATGTTGCATATGATGGCGAAACTTATCCCGACGAAGTCTGGCTAACTGAAGATAATCGCCTGTTGCTAGTTCAGGATATTGATCCGGCCCACTGTCGAAATATTCTGCGTATGATACTTCGGCATGATCGCGAAAGTTTGACTTCTGAAATGAGTGACATATCTGAACATTTGTCGATACTTAAGGATGCACTTCAGGGCGTGGATGGCGTGGATGATTTGCCATTTACAATTACACCACTGCCGCGCACATTACACTGACATGATCACACTGCCGAAAGAATTCGTCACTACTAAGCATCCGGGATATTTTTGGAATATAGCAGATAAGAAATTATATTCAGTTAAGGTATCTGGTATGCTGAAGCCTCTTAAACTTACAGTGATGTGGAATCAGTATGGCCCATGCGGTAATCTCAAAGGATATAACATATCTGTGGAAGGTCGAAAACGGTTTATGGGACTTGACTACCTTAACAGCCTGACACCAACCGACGATGTATATCCAATCTGGACACAACTAGAACTTATATAAATATAAGATAGGAATAGTTGACAGGTGTAATACATCTTGCTATAATAAGACACATAAAGGAGTTATGATATGGAAACGATTAAAAACGCAGTAGATTATATGTTGATAAACACAATATATATTTACGATGCGCCGAACTGGTGTTATACTTATGTTCCTGTCATAATCGGATTTTTTAATTAAATTGAAAGAATGATCATGTTATTGCAAAAACCGAATACTGTTAAATTTGATCCTGCTAACAAAGCCCATCGTGCTGCTGTTCGTGCATTTATGGTTCGTCGGGCTTGGGGAGATTCCCACATTCGTTTTACACATGATCCGGCATACGGCAGTGTTGTAGAGCAAGTGCAAGTCAAATTGTTAAATTGGTTTATGGCACAAGAAGATAAGCCAAAGCGTAAGGTAGTTGATGTTGCAGTAGTTCCGAAAACTAAATTCGGATAAGAAAGTTCAAGGCGCCCTTAGCTCAGGGGTTAGTAGCAACCGGCTCATAACCGGTAGGTCGATGGTTCGAAACCATCAGGGCGCATTATTTTTAAGAAAGTTAGTATGACTGATAAAATAGTAATAAGCAACGGGCCGTGGCGTGTTAGCATTATCGAGTCTGAACGCGGATGGGGTTCTAAAGTCGATGAGATTATCGAGTTTGCTACAGAAGCTGAAGCTGTATCGTATGTAACCAACTATAACACTAAACACAATCCAAATCTAGGCGGACCTGTACCAGACTGGTATATGGTAGCCGAGACACCGTATAAGGTGTAAGTATCAACCAAGGGCCGCGCCTTATAACCTATTCCATGACAGTATCAATAAGTTTATATACTGTTGGTAAGCGGCAGACAATAGATATGTTGGTTGATTTGGTTCAGTGGCGCGAACAGACAGTAGAAATCATCAGGATCCGGCAATAGCGATCGGCTCTGCACTGCTTTCGTGACTGCTGTAGTAAGGGTCCATCGCAGTGGACAGATGGTAGAGTATATCCGATAACGCGCTACAACGGACGTCGGCACTATGTCTCGTGACCATCACTAATTCCTATTGACACAATATATCCTTTTGTCATATAATTATGACATGAGAACTTTACTATTGTCATTTGCTTTTATTCCTACACTACTCCAAGTAGATTATGAACCTATGGCATGTTATCCAAGTGTAGTGCAACACATAATCAAAATAGACCCTAAGCAAGAGAAATGTTTGGCGACAGCAATTTACGGTGAAAGCCGCGGCGAGTCGGACATGGGTCAGGTAGCTGTTGCATATGTTATTATGAATCGAGCCGTTAAAAAGCCCGTGTGCGATGTTGTATTGGCGCCAAAACAGTTTAGCATCTTTAACAATAATCCGTCACTCAAAGCTGCTGCAATGAGCGCACACTTGGAACCGATGCAAAAGAATGTGATAGATGAAAAGGGTTGGCAGTTGGCAAAAGATGTTGCTGCTGTTGTTATCAGAAAACAAATAGAAGATCCCACAATGGGTGCGACACATTATTTGTCACCAACTGTTATGGCACAAAAAGGTTATACATATCCAACGTGGTCGAAAGTATATATACTGAAGGCCATAATCGAGAAGCACAAGTTCTATAAAGAGGCGAAGATATGAAACTAAAATATGATCATTCAGCAAATGCAGCACATATTGATCGGGTGTTGGCTTCTGTTAGAGCACACCCGGAGCATTGGAGGTTTTCATACAACTTACCGATGACTGTACAGGAACAACTACGAGGTAGGTTGGCAGCAAGAAATGCCTGTCAATTGTTAAATGGGTTAAGTTATGAAGTATTCATGTCTACTCCGATGGCTGCATATAGAACAATTCTAGCTCTTATTGCATATGACGATTGTGCATATATGTTGAATTCAGATGTCAGTGAATTAAGGATACTTTCGGCACTCGGCGATGATAGAGCATCGCTATTGTTGCCTGGCTGTATTACATTTGATTTAATTAAAACAACCGTTGACACTACAGCATAGATGTCATATAATAACTACTTAAACACAGTAAGACATTTTAATAAACACACAAAGGATTGATATGACAACCGAATATATGCACTATCGTTCTACACTGACTTCTTTCTCAATCGGCCAAAGTCGTGGCGCTACCTTAGCAATTACACCTAAGGATGCTAAGACTGTTCTCGTGTCCATTGCGTTATGTGGACCAAACGATATCTTTAGTAAGAAAATGGGCCGTACCATTGCTGCTGGTCGTTTGGAAGCATTCAAGAAGGGGCGTGATGCTGTTTCTAAGTATATCGTCGAAGTCGAAGTTGACGATATGAGTGAGATGAAAAATCGTGTTGCTGCTGCATTGGAACAAGATATGGTACAACAAGGATTGGTTTAAGGCGGCCCACTAATCCTCGATATTTAGGAGATTCGTATATAAATATGTGTTATGCACGGATTTATATACGAATGGACTAATACATCTAATGGACTAAAATACATAGGACGCCATCAAGGGACACCCGATGACGGGTATGTCGGAAGCGGGACAGTTTTTAAGAATTCATATAATAAGCATCCTGAGTTATTTGTTCGTAAAATTTTATGGGAAAGTAGTAATACGACTTCTACCGAAATTATACAAAAAGAAGAAGAGTATTTAAATTCTGTTACCGATGATGAATTATATTACGGTACGAATCGAAAATATTATAATCAGGTAAGAAATTCATCAGGATATACAGTCGATGATAACCCGATGAAACATCAAGAAATTATCGATAAAATGATGTCTACTCAAAAGAAGAATGGAACACATAAGAATCCATGGGAACGAGTAGTATTGTTATACGGACGAGAAACGGCATGTGCAATGAATGCTGATAAAATGATTCGTAATAAAAACGGTAGCGGAAATAAAGGTAAAGAGAAGACACAAAAACATAAGGATAACTTATCAGCAAGCATAACAAAAATGTATGAGGATAAGAAACAATTAGGTGCAGGGTGTGGACAAACAGGGCGGCCACGGAAAACAGATTATAACGAAATTGTTAAATTAGTAAAAGATAACGGAATGAAAAATGCTGCAAATATTTTATCTTTATCACTTGCAGCAATGAGTGGAAGATACTATAATGCCGTTAAAGCATTGAAGAAATAAGATTATGCGGGTATAGCCGAATAGGTATAGGCAGCAAACTTAAAATTTGCCGGAGAAATCCATGGAGGTTCGAACCCATCTACCCGCACCAAAGTTTGAATGTATTAGTGTAGAAGAACGATCAATAAAATGCACATGGTAAGTGCTAATCAGAAATGATTCCCGTAAGGGCTTACTAAGAGAAGGTGGAGAATCGGGACTCCTTCATACATTCATCATAATAAAATAGTTGTTATACAGGGGTAGTAGCTCAACTGGAATGAGAAAAATAGCGATTGATCATCGTGAACTATCTTGTGGTTGTTTGTCAGGAAATAATAGGAAATTGGAAAGCGCGCCAACAACTTATTATGAAATAGCAAACATACTAGAGCGATGGGCTAATAACCCAGATTATGTTGGTTCGAATCCAGCCTTACCCTGTATAACAATTTTCGGGTCATGTAGATCGGCATTCATTGCAAAGCACCTCTTATGAGACTCCCTACAATGAGCGGTTCGAACCCGCAATGATCCACCATTATTTAATGTAGAAAGCATAATATGAGCTCAATGCAATTAGATGTCCCACAATCCATATACGGGTCGGGTGAGTATTTTATCAATGATAAAATGTATGTATGGCTCATGAATTACGGACTTAATGCTAGGTATGAACTAAGTTATGGTCACGATGTACTAGGTAGATCTACGCGAAGTTCTATTTATAAGGTAGCAGGTATCGATAAGGTTGATGCTACTGCATTTGGAATTATGTTTCCTGGTTGTAATATCACACTACTCAGATAATCAAATATCGTGATGGTCGAGTAGTAACCGCAAGGATTCATTCATCTCTTTAATTTCGGCAAGCTGAGCGATAAGCATTGCATGGTCCTGAATTGCTCGTCTTTCAGATTTCTTATTCTGTACTTCCTGACCAACCATAATAACAGATAGTAATACAAGCTGTAAGAATGTCTGGGCTATCCATGATACGATAGCCCCGGTACCTAATGTAAGGGCGGTTGGTAAACTAACTAATGCTAAAATTCCAAAAGCGTATGAGCACCACATTGTGCTAACAACATTAGTCAATAATACAGCAAGTCGATTATTAAATTTTGAGACTTTAGATTTGAATGACATACGAAGTTCCTATTTATTATACAATATTTATCTTAAACTACCTCTTTATTTTATTCCCATATAGTGTTATAATACATTATGCACACAGAAGACGACACATTCAGAGTTTTAGCTCGACCAAATATACATGAGATGGCTAGGATGTATGCTGCGTGGAAGAAAAGTGAACAAGCTATGGGAACATTCAACACTCTTAAAAATATAGGTTTTATGAAATATTATGGGTGGCGCTGGTCCGACTTTTTAAGAGAAAGAAGTGCAGCTGGTTATCCAACTGTTTAATCGAGAATACCATGGCACAAAAATATTTCAGGTACGAAGTTCTTACTTTAGCAGAGTTTTTAATTGATATAAAAACACATTGCAACGATAAGAAAGAAAAGGTTCAACGGCCGAGCGGTAAGTGGGTTGGATGCACATCACTTCGGCTACGCACATTTTACCGAGCATCGAAGAAGCCGGGTGGCATTGTTTGTGTTGGATGTGGTATAGTAGCAACACATTTTGCTGTAGAATCCTCACCAGGTACATCATCGGCACATGTAAATCTATATGGTATGAAAGGTGATGCTGAAGTATTATTTACACACGATCATATCTTAGCCCGTGGATTGGGCGGTGCCGATAACCTATCCAATACACAAGTGATGTGTGCGCCGTGTAATAATAAGAAAAGCGTCGGAGAAACTAAAGAATTTAATCGTCGTAAGAAACTTGCAGAGGAATTAAGTAATGTCAAAATTGATGACTAAGTATTCCTATGCCGTGGAAGAAAAAACCGATGGTTGTCACATCACTGTAACTCGACAGTTGGATAATGTTGTTAGAGAATTTCGACTTGCAAGTGGACGCGATAAGACTGTAATGGAAAACTTTATGGGTAATATTACGGACGAGCAAGCCGACGGATATTTCCCTAAAGAACGGAAGAAGAAATGACAACCGAATGGTCTCACTTACCAAATGCAATACACATCGACCGAATATTGGCATCGCTAAAAACACATCCAGAGCAATGGAGTGCGGAATGGAGTGCGACATGGAATGCAGCAAGGGGTGCGGCTTGGGATGCGGCAAGGGATACGGCAAGGGATGCGACACGGGATACGGAATGGAGTGCGGCAAGGGATGCGGCATGGAGTGCGGCATGGAGTGCGGCAAGGAGTGCGGCAAGGGATGCGATCTTGTGTCTAATTGCATATGATGATTGCGCATACATGATCGAATCAGAAATCGGCGAACTGAAAATAATTGCTGCTTTTGGTGATGAAAAGGCTGTCTTGTTGTTACCAGCTTGTATTGCCCTTCATTCAATTAAAGAAGTTGCTTGACAACTACCATCTAACCGCATATAATATACACATGGACACTAAACAAGCACAAAACGCTATAAAACGGATAGAAGCAGCCGAAGCTAAACGATTGGCTAATGAAGAATCTAAACGTCAGGAAGCTATCGAGAAAGCTGCATATCTTGCATCATTGCCGAAGCGGCTGATGGATATGCAGGCATTGGCAATTTCGGTTGGTATCTCAGTGGATGTAACACTTACATCAACTGGACCGAGTGTGCAGTTTCATTATGAAACACGAACTGGCGGTATAAACGAAACACTGACATATACTTCCGAAGAATGGAAAGTCAATTATGTGCAGGATTCAATAAATAATTTGAAGGAAAAACAGGATGCTGCGGCGGCAAGAACTATTGTTGCGCGTGGTGTTATTTCTAAACTAAGCGTGGATGAAAAACTCGCTCTTAAAGAGAATATTTGGTTATTATGACACATAAACTAATCGCAGAAATTGCATCCGACAATAGCAAATTGTTCAAAGAAGCTGTTATCAATCGTGAAGCTAAATTAAGCAACAACGATTTCTTTGCTGGTTTGCGTTATGCATTGGATAACATTGATACATTCGGTGTTAAACAGGTGCCAGAGCGCTTCGGTGACGACGGTGCCGGTCTCAGCTTTAATGCTTTTACAGTGTTAGCAAATGCACTTATAAAACGTCAAGCCACCGGCCATCATGCTGCTACATTGATCAGACAATACATGGATATGGCTACCAACGAAGAATGGAACGGCTGGTATCGAAAGATTTTAATAAAAGACTTGGGTTCAGGCTTTAGCGAATCCACGGTGAATAAATCTGTAAAAGGAATTAATGAAGCATACGAGATTCCTGTCACACCTTACATGCGATGCTCTCTTCCAGAGAAATCAAATATGGAAGAATGGGATTGGGCCGAGGGCGTATATTCACAGATCAAAGCAGATGGAATGTTTGCGTATGTGAATGTGCGTCAGGATGGCTTTGTCTGGGTTACTTCGCGTGGAGGCACACTAATGCCATCCGGTGCGTTGGGTATCGAACAGGCAGCTAAAGACACCTTTACACACGGAACAAGCACACACGGTGAGCTTACTGTATATCGCAACGGTGTAATGCTAGAACGACAGATTGGTAATGGAATTTTGAATTCTCTTTCTAAAGGTGGCGAACTAGGTGCTGGCGAAGTTGTTGTGTATGATTGTTGGGATCAGATCCCGCTGTCATCCTTTGTTCCAAAAGGCAAATACGATCTTTCTTATCACGAACGATACACATCGCTGGAGTGGCAACTGGATGCAAGCAATTCTGATCAAATTAAATTGATTGAAACAAAGATTGTCTATAGTCCCGATGAAGCGTTAGCACACTATCGTGAAATGCGCAAGCGTAAATTAGAAGGTACTGTATGTAAGAGTCGCCATGCAATATGGAAAGACGGTACATCGAAGGATTTGGTCAAGCAGAAAGAAGTTATGGACATCGAACTTGTTGTTGTGGGTTTTGCACCCGGTAAGAATAAGAATAAGGATCTATTTGGATCACTTACTTGTCAGAGTGCAGATGCTTTACTTGAATGTGGTGCATCAGGCATAAGTGATGAGCTGCGTATCTATATCAGTAATCATAGAGAAGAATGGTTGGGTAAGATTGTTACTATCCGTTCGAATGGTATCATGTATTCGACTAAAGCTGGCAAACAACACTCGCTGTTCTTACCACGCTTAATTGAGGAGCGTGAAGATAAGACTGTTGCAGATACATTTGCAGAGATCGAAGCTCAATTTGCTGCTGCTATTGTTTAACCTTTTGACACAATAGCAGTAGAGTTGTATAATAAATACAGTTAGACAGTGATTAAAGGTAGGTGCATTGTAGATAATTTGACGCACGGAAGCATAGGAATAGGATGCTGCGCCAATGATCCCACCCTGTGCAATGCATCTTCCTTTAATTTCTGTCATAATATGTGGCTCTACTATTGAAGTATCCATATATTATAAAGGTGTGGCGCTAGAAATCTTATATTTGCTAGTTCGGGGTTTCAATTCCCCTTAGAAATTAAACGACTATCCGGAGAAGGATATGACCGTGTCCCACCCAAGAAGCACGGTGTAATATATGCGGGCATGTGATTGGAATGATCATCGCGTTCTTTGGTCGGTTAAGGTCCGAATAGACGGGAGCGTCGATAAACACTTAATAGAATAATGGTCACAACTGATGAGAGACCCCGATTTCTTCAGGAATGAAAGTCTCGAAACTGCACGGTTTGTAGAATCGTTCGGGATCCACTGGAAACAGGGAGATTCTCGCCGTGTTAGTATTGTGTATAGAACACAACCCACTGTTGGGAGATGATCGGTTATGACATCGCCAAACCAACATGGTATACTTTTATGGTCTTACATGTAAAGATGTAAGGTCTTGATAACATAAACTTGAGCGACTTTACTTGCCATGGAGATTTTATTCAAAGGTACCTAGCCCACCCCAATAGGGCGATATATGCCCGTACCACTTTCAGATACTAAAATATCCGAAATGTAATATAGATGATATAATATTAGAGAATAGTAAAGCAGTGCAAGGAAGCCTACATATAAATTATGTGGGCTTTTTTGTTTCCTGTTGACATCTTTTTATTTTCCTTATATAATATGTGTATATTAAATAACTGGAGTCGAACATGGATGTCTCATTTCTTACGCACACTAACGGAAAAGGACTGTGGTCCGAAGAAGCTCGATCAATCGAAATTGTTAAACTTTCTATTGGTTACACAAGTAAAACATATTATCCAGAGGATCCGTTCAATGGCGAATTGAGGGCCCATTTTATTTCCCACGGTTTTACTCCGAACTCTTGGAATGTTCCGGGCTACGGTTTAATCTATACTGACAAACTATGGTTAAAGGAATTAAAAAAGTCTTTACGTGAATTTGGTTTCAGCATAAAAGCTGTCCAAAATGTGCATTATTCTGAACAAGGTCTTCAAGGAGACGATTATGTTTCTATGGATATTGGGCCAGCATTTTGGGCATCATGGAAACGGTTAAACAAAACTAAGGAATCAAAATGAGAACTTTCGAAGTTTTAACTAGGATTCAGTCAGATAAGAATATCTCGGTTATCGTCACTGATGCGACAGAGAAAGAGATGAGCGAAGGGTCACACCGTGGTATCGTTGCTGAGTTTCCTTTTGGGGTGGTCCACGAAGAACACGAACAACGGATCAGGGCACAAGAATTGCGTGATTTGTTAAATAGTGACAAAATAATTTACTAAGGTTTAGCATGTTATATTATATGGTTGTATATCCTCGAGGTGATAGGCAAAGACTTATTGTGGCTCAAGTCCGCAGCTATGAAATGTCAGATTGGGACCTTGCATCAAAACGGCAATTCGATGATGAAGACGAGTGTCGCGAATATATGCAAGAACTTGCGGTAAAAAATGGTTTATTTAACAGTGGTATATTAGATTAAGGAATCAAAATGAAAACTAAACTACTTGCATTTATCGTTGCTGCATCAATGTTATTGGCTGGTTGCGATAACGATAAAGTGATTGATGGTAAGCACTACGAAACATTTGGTGTTGCGAACGAAGAAACACATCGCGATCCAAATATCCAATATGAGCTGAGTGCCAGTTCAGTAATTTGGGCAATCATCTTATGCGAAACAATCGTTGTGCCTGTTTACATTATTGGATGGGATTTGTACCAACCAGTCAAAGCTAAAGTCGTGAGCAAGTAATGGCATCGATCCAAGCTATCACATTCTCGATGCCACCAGCGTTAGTGAATAAGATTGCTGTTATTAAAGCAATCCGATCACTAACAGGAACTGGATTAAAAGAAGCAAAAGATGCTTCCGAATATCAGGGCCCACAGACATGGGAAGTTCGCACAACATACATGGATGGCCCAGATTATCAATTTGAAATCGAAGGATTCATTCGTATCCTTGTTTCGAATGGTGTTCAAGTGCAGAATTCGGTTTATCAAATCTTACAAGAGCTTCGTGAGCTTGGTTCACAAGCATTGTTACAAGGTGAGGATGAATTGGCTAACGAAATTTTACAATTAGTGTTGGCTGAAAAGCTACGGAGATATCCGTGAACATTACGCTATGGTATAAGCAGAATGAAAAGAAGGAGTGGATATATAATCACTACTTCGTTGGATACGATAGCGTAACTAAGCCGACACCGTTGCACGAGAACCATGTTAAAACATGGAAGAGCGGTAAATGGGCATGTGCCGATGCATGAATGGTAGATTCTGTAATCATCGATATACAGCCGATGGTTGAGTGTTTGTTATAGTTTCTTTTTGTGACTTTGTCTATACCAATCATCGCCGGGACAATCTTTTTGTCGTTTTTGATCAACTCCGTTACACCACCACACCCATCCGACTTGTGATGGTCGATCCTTCATCTTAGCGCGTGTTTCTTCGGACCATTTCGGATGTGGAATAGTTGACTGAATTATAGACATCTTTAATTTAGATTCTTCTGTATGTCTTCGCCCCGTGGCCGACCTAGATTTCTTCTTACGAGTGTCATCCGAATCTACCTTGCCACGATGTATGTCCCCAATCTTTTTCCTATGTTCGTCCGATAAGGGTTTTCCTATTCGTATATTCGACATTTTCTGTCGAAATTCGTCTGTTATAATCTTATTCTGTTGAGCTATTGCAGATTCTTTTCTTAAGTATTCGTATGATCGACTACTAATCTTATATTCGGTGTGGGCAGGATGTTTGCATAGGAATCTAGCAGCATGTACCATTTGATATTTCTGTCGACCAGTTACCATTTTAGTCAATAGTAAGTGACATATAAAGTGTTCTTTTGCTGTTAGTATTACTAAATTTATAGTATCGTTAGTACCACCGAAACATTTTGGAATAATGTGATGTGTCTCAGTATATCCAGTTATTATCCTGTTACTGGCATTTGATATTATGTTATTATACCACGTGGTATATTTATTGACTAAATACATTGCTGACACTCCTCTTAGTGTTAGAGTCCGTAGACATTGGCGTGTCGTGACGGATACTATTATTTATCTATAATATACCTGTTGACGCAACTTTTTAGCACTGTTATAATTACTATATACCAAATAACGGGAGTACGATATGAGCAGAACTAAAGCAATCAATGATTACTGCAAAATGTGTATTTATGACCCTTTAGTCGCAGGAACATATAGGGAGCAAATTCAAAATTGTTCAAGTGAAAAATCCTGTCCACTCTGGCCGTACCGTCCAGTGTCAGTTGCAATGATCAATGCCAACCGTAAAATTAAGTTGGATACAGCGGCAGTTGATGCGCTAACCGATGGCCTGGAAGATGACGAAGAAAGCTAATATGATACCTAAATTCATATGCTGGCTGTTCGGACATAAATTTTACATGGAGGGAATATGCAGCCAATGAATATAACTATGTCATACATAAGGCTGATTATTGTGCTCGATGTGGTGCGGATTTAACGAATAAGTTTAACAAGGAATAGCATAATGGAATATCAAGTCTTCCAACTCGATCCTAGATATGTTCGGGAACATATGGGCGAAGTATTATTCGAAAGTGATGACCTCCATGCTGCAATAAGTTTCGCCAGCGATCATCATGATTCCGCAAAAATTGAAACATGTGTTTGGCAACCACGCACACAAGGTTATCGCGATTTATACTTCAGTGCCGACCGTGAACTTGTTGAAGTGGTAGAACCAAAGATAAAGCTTACTAACGAACAAATTCATAATCTTAAAAAATGGATTCGTAGCCAAGCATATACGAATAGCAGCGGAACCGATGGCAAAAATTATTTACTAGAATCCGAATTGATTACTTTTTTACCAAAGGCAATCGAGCGTATCATAAACAACGAAGATCCACACAAATGAGCACGCCGTGGGATGACTTACCGAACGCAATACATATCGAGCGTGTGTTAGAGTCGTTGCGAAAGTATCGGCATCAATGGAAACAAAAGTCACGAACACGTGAAGAACAAAATAAACGAAAAGTAGCAAGAGCTATCACACGGCGAGTTCTTGTACCACTCGAACGGCGAGTAATCGCATCAGTTGCACGTGAAACAGCATGGTCAATGGGTTATGATGCAGGAATAGATGTAGTAACATGTTTGATTGCATATGACGAGTGTGCATATATGATGGATTCGGAAGTCGGCGAATTAAAGATACTTGCTGCATTCGGCGATCCTAGAGCAATAATGTTATTGCCAGCATGTATTGCCTTTCACAAAATTAAGGAATTAGAATGTGCAAAATTAAAGTTGGAAGTAAAGTAAAGATCCTACGTCAGGATATCTTTCACTTACGACATAGACCGAATCGAAACGGTATTGTAACACATGTGGATGGTGCTTATGTAACCGTTCGACCAATGTGGCTCACTTGGACAATTGAACTGTTGACAAATGAAGTTAAGGAAGTAACGTGACTACTGCATGGGAACATTTACCAAATGCAAGACATATTGATAGGATATTAGCCTTAGCTAAAAACCGAGGGGCTTGGGCCGATGCGCATTTTCCGGGAGATCGTATATTTGCGTTTGATCTACATGATAAAATTCGATGTGATATCATACGCAACGGCTCATGGGAATCTTTAGCATTCGAAAAATTCAATTTAGGAAATCATTGGTCGCCTGCCTGGTTTGCATTATTAGCATTGTTATTATTTGATGACTGTGCATACATGTTAGAGTCGGACCCAGGTGAGTTAGCAATACTTGCTGCATTTGGCGATGAACGGGCTAAGTTACTATTACCAGCATGTAAAATATTAGATAACGAACGGAGAACACTACACTATGACATTCCTTGGTAAAACAATTCAGCTAAAAGGCGTATCACAAAAGGGCAAGAATCGTGTGCGCGAGCAAGGGCACGAATGGACTGTATTGGCTGAAACCGATGTCGTTCTTTTTTCGCCATCTAAGAAAGGCCCTTGGTTGTTTGTTTGCCCTGTTGGTAAAGATCAAAATGATAAATCGTCACGTTGGATTAAAGCAACAGATGATGCAGATTTTATAATCTTATTATAATCGGTAGGTTGACATCTTTCTGACTCAAGTATATACTTTAAATAAGGTAGCAGGACAAGCTTGTTACCTAAACACAACACACACAAACTGGAGTTTATTATGTCTAAGAAAAATGCCGCAGTCGTTGCAACAAATGTATCAACAGAAACAATCGTTACCGTCGCTGCCGTCGTGAAAGCACCATCCAAGAAATCGCTTGCTCAAGTAATTTTTGATGCAAAGATTGTCGAAAAAACACAAGGCCTGTATGCATCCAATAAAGACTTCCGCGCTGCTACTTTAGCTGCTATCGAAACTGGCGTTGGCGTATCACGCGCATCGGCTTCCACAATGTATAATTTCTTTAAATCCGAAATTGAGAAGGATAAAGTTATCACCCTCGGGCGTGATCCAAAGAAAGCCAAAACACCATCCACTGGCGTGCGTGGTCGTCCAGCTGGCAGCACCAACAAAGCTAAGGCAGAAGTAACTGTCGCAGAACCTGTCGCAGAACCTGTCGCAGATGCCGTTGCTGCTGTTTAAATCTGAATCACTACAACTAATAGTCCGTACGGTGTAAATACTGTATGGACTATTCTCGCATTTATAATCAATTGATCGAACGTGGTCAGCTACGACAACAAGGTAAACTCAAAAAAGATTTAGTTGTCGAAATTGGTTATGTGGAGCAACATCATATAATTCCGAGGACGTTAGGTGGCACTAACGATAGTGATAATCTTGTGTATCTTACTCCTGAAGAACATTATTTAGCACACGGGTTATTATGCAAAATTCATCCTAAAAATATATTGTTATTTTGTGCCATAATGTATTTGTCAGGAAAAGGTAAAAATCGAAATAATAAATTATACGGATGGGCGCGAAGAAGGTATTCTGATTTGCGTTCATCACTTCCATCGCCATTAAAAGGCACTAAACGGAGTATGCCGGCGTGGAATAAAGGTATAGCTTCAACAGACGAAACTTGTGCAAAACAATCTGCACTTAAAAAGAAAAGGGTATCGATTGATAACATAATTTATGAATCTCTAAAGGACGCTGCAAAAGCTGTCGGATTCGATAATTATAATAGGGTAACCACTCGGTGCAACTCGAAATTATATCCTACCTGGTTCTTTATAGATATAACAAATAAAAGAAAAAAGGTTATTAGGAAGAAAAAAGGAAAGATGTCTAAAGAGATTAAAGACAAGATGAGGCAGTCGAAAGCCGAAATTGCAATTACACCCTGGAATAAAGGTGTAACATATGAGACAAAAATAGTTTATCGAAAAGAAGAATGTCCGCATTGTCTTAAGATGATTGGAATAAACCGTATAAAAGATCATATTAATAAAATTCATCTAAAATCATAACCGATTGACCATAATCTCCTATGCTGTTATAATAAGCACATAGGAGATTTTTATGAAAACATTAAGGAAAAAATACCGTGTCTCAGTTTCAGACGAATTAAAGGATGAATTTATTGATTTAATGAACTCATTCGTAGTTTTTAATCCTCGAACTGGTAAAAATCGGGCACATACAATCGACGGATGGCGTCAAACAGCTTTTGCGAATACCTTCCGAATCAATCTTGCCGATGACGAATTAATAATTGCAAAACTAACTAAGCCGCACTTTTTCAAACCAATGACCGATGCTGGTAGAGAACTGTCTAAACTCTACCTATAGGAGAATAGTAATGGCAAAATATACATTCAAACAATTAGCAGATATGAATATCTTCGATGCTGCCGAAATTGCAGAAAAAATGTCGGATGACGAACGGAACGAGGTATTGGCCTCTATCACTGATTCAGAAAAGGCATCAATCAGTCAAGGTATCCAGCGTGGTGATTTAAGGGAAGCCATTAAAAGGACACCCGAATGAATTTAAATGAGATTGTAATTCTCAGCGACTGCGGAGATGTGTTGGGATATCTGAAAAATAAAATCAGATACTTGCAAGGCAGAAACATTGATTCTAATGAAGTTGAATTAATTCTTAAAGAATTAGAAGTTAATGGATTACAAATTACATTATGCATGTATAGAGACAGAAACATAGCTATTTTGATCTCTAGGCTTAAAACTTTACTCACTTGACTCGCAGACTCCTATACTGTTATAATAAGCACATAGGAGATTTTTATGGCTAAGTTAAAGATACCAACACAGTTATATATCACAACCAAGCAAGTGACGGTTGACCAAAAACTAGGCTTTTTAAATGCTTATGAACCAGGCAAAGCTGCTTTCGAAAAGAAAAAAGACACGCAAATAGCGTGGGCATATTTCCAAAACTTATTGGATCCTAAACTGGAAACACACAATAACGGTGATGTTTATCTTGTTGGACTCGAGTGGGAGTGGGACGCAGGCGGTAGGCAGCATGTTAAAAAGGCGTCGCACACATTACTCAAAGATCCGCCTGCAATATGGGATAACACACCTATGGACGGCTTTAAAGTTCAGGGATCTGTTACTCGTTGGTCGACATCCAATAAGGTATGGCGTATAATGGATCCACGCGGGTTAGAATTTGAGATTACAACTGCATGTATGGAACAAATTATCAACGATGCAACTATCCTCAAGGGCGGGTTGATTGATGCTAAGTGCGCGTGGCAATCAAATAAGAAACTAATAGTAGTTCAATAGGACATTTTATGGCTATGTTAAAATTCAAAGTTATGACTGTATCATCTTCCGAGCAACGGAAGAACAATACGCTCGAAGCGTATATTGTAACTGATCGCGGCGAAAATTATAAAGACACGCAACATTGGCCGGAGGCTGCAAGGTTCACTATATCACTGCGACACGATCAGCAAATACAAGAGAAACGAGCGCATGAGTATTGTGCATACTTAAATAAATGCGTTATTTTTGCGCCGGGCATCGGTACTGTATGATAGCATATAAACTATTTAGGTTAAGGAAGGATGGATCGCTTGGCCCACTGTTTATCAATTGTAGACAGAAGCTGTATGTCGGTGAAGTTTACGATGCAGAATCTCATCCTACCAAAGGTTATACAGTAAGACTCGGTTGGCATTGCTGCCATTCGCAATCAGCACCACACTTATCAGAAAAAGGTAGAGTATGGTGTAAGGTTAAGATCTTCGATTATGTATCACATGTTCGCCCACTCAGTCAGGGCGGTGTTTGGTTTACAGCCAATAAAATGAAAATTATAGAAATTATATGTCCATCCAATACTTAATTAAAACCAAGCTTTACTCCTTAACAAAAGTTGATAATCCAAAAACTGGAAGAAGACACTATGTTATAAGCATCCCGGCGGATTATCATCCGATGTTAGCGGATGCTACAAAATTACATAAACATTTCGATCCAACAAAATGTCGAACATTAGGCGGTCGTGGACGATGGAAATTTAAAACAAAAGAAGAAGCAAAGGAACTATTATCTCTTGCTATTTTAAAGGGATTGCTCTAATAAGGCAGCCTTCTTTGCTAATTCTGTAATTTGACGACTGGCGCGCATCTTATTTTTCGATTCTTCTGATACAGGCCCGCGTAGTAAAGCTCCGAGTCGTTTTTTCTCACGTGTTTCGGCGGAATCAGGTGGTCGTGGCCACGATGCTGCAATTTTATCTTTTGTTTCTTCGGAATGTTGTTTACCGGTTCGGGCAACACGCATCTTTTCTTTAGTTTCGTCGCCGAGTGGCCGACCCTTTAGTGTATCAGAAATTTTCTGTTTAGTCTCGTCCGTGATGATACGACGAGATCTTGCTATACTTAATTTTTGTTTAGTTTCGGGGGAACGATTCTTACTTTTTTCTCCTATCTTTGCACGGTGTTCAAGTGTAAAGACTGCACCGGCGGCACCTTCGCCTCCGTCTGTTCTATTTCGAAGAATTCCGGTCTTAATATCTTTTCTTCCATACCATTTAATCATCCTGCGTTCGATAGCAAAAGCACCGAGTTCGCTCAGGTTAGTTTCGAGAAAAACAATTCGATTCGGATCGGCAGGAATAGCAATAGAATGTTTTCCATGTATTCGATCGTCCTTCCCTTTTCCGATATAATATGGTGTGTTATCTGATTTGCGTAGATACGCATAGACGTAATATAAATACATTGCTGACATTCCTTATAAATGATAGAGTAGTTGGAGACGCCAATCTCGCGAACTACACTTATTTATCTTATCCTGTTGACATCTTTTTATTTTCCTTATATAATATGTATATATTAAATAACTGGAGTCGAACATGGATCCTAAAAAATTACAATCATCTACTTATACAATTAAGTGGTCACAGCCTTATTCGGAGTGGGCGAGTAATTACGAAGTATTGGAAAGATCTGTTGCGTCAGATAACTACCCAGATGCGCGTGAAGCACTTAGCAAATTTACCTTAAACGGATTGTAAGATGGAAATTATTGCAGATATGAATTCAGACTGTAAATTGGTAAAAGTTTCACAAACCGAACTTGCTCAATTACATGGCTACAACAATTCGTATAGTGCGGGGTGGGATAAGTCAACAATGAAAGTTGGTGTGACTATTGACATAGTAAAGTTTTCGAGAATTAGTAAATATGTCAAAGAATTAAATACTGTGGCGCTTGCCGATATTGCTAAACGGTTGGAGCAGGCTTCTGCTAATGTACAGGAAGCAATTGCTCTTGCAAGTGAAATTGATTGCTTTGATAAGTTAAAGGGATCAGAATGAAAAAGGTTATTGTAAATAACGGCCGCGATGATGTTAAATTTGACATAGCAAAGATCGAAGCCAAATATAATGCAAAATTTGTTGGGCAACTATGCCTTAAAGTGCGTGGTGGTGGATGGCACAGCGATGATTGTGGCGATATCTATTATCAAGAGAATCCTCCACACGGGTATTCGAAATATCTTGCAATGATTATCCAGGGAGGTAGCGCATACATTACAAGTGGCGCAAGTGCTGTGGAAGGTGTTATCACCGGTATTGTTGCAGACGACGGAGAGATCATCTATTCGCGCTATAGACATGATAACCGCATGTCAACAGACGGGTCAACAATGATTGATGGTGGCCGCGACTATGTAAAATGTAATATGGGCAGTAAGACTGTCCAACTGAAAATTGTTGATGGAGAGTTTTACGAGCTCGAAGACGAAGACTTTGTTGTTATGAAATTGAGTAGCGATAATGATCTGCCCAATGTGTGATGCACTGATTAAAAGTGCCAGGGCGAAACTATCACAAGCCGAACAGGAAGCGTTAGGTCTGAAATAATGCCGAACAAGAAACTAACAACAAAACCGCAGTGGTGGAGACATCTCAGGGATTGGAAGCGTGTATTTTGGAAAACAGAACGACAGGCCGAACGAAAAGATACGGAGAAAAGACGAGATGAATAAGACAGCATACAAGATTTTTTGGATGGCAGGTGATGTAACCTGTTCAGCTCATCGCGATGAATTGGCGGATGCGTTAAAGGCTTGCGAAGATCTTAGAACTGCCAAACGCAATGGCCAGCCGATCTCATTTATAACTATGTGCTGTGAAAACATAGACCAAGTAGGCGAAATGGGCTGCGATGCGGTAGAAGGCAAGAAATTACCAAACGGTGAAGACTACACTTGGAGCAAGGCGCATAGAGCTGGTGCTACAAGAGGGGTTCCATATTCCATCATTGATAACAAAAGTAACGGAGAATAAAATGTCACGAGCACTGGCGGCATTAGGCATTAATATTTTAATATTTTTTGTAGCAATAGCATTTGTGAGTAAACATCAATCCCGTAGTGTTTGTGAAGAATATCATACTGTTACAAAAATATCGGAACTACGATATCGAGATGCTGTAATTGAGTTAGATAATTCTACAACATTAGTTGTCAGCCAAGCCTCACTGAAGATCGGTGATGGCGTTTGCACAAGGTACCGAAAATGAATACGGGCTCGCAAATCTATTCGCCGTGGTTACATAATGTAATTAGCAATAACATCGAAAAGCGTGAACCGGACGAAATTATAATTGTGCATCACTTTACGGATCGCAAGGGCACTGCACAATATGAAATAGAACGCAGGAGTAAAATATGCGGCATAACATTCGAAAGGATATTTAAGTGAATAACAAAATTAAAGAGCTTGCAGTACAAGCGGGTATATCCTTTATTCCTTATATGGACAGTGAGGGAGAACATCCTGATGCAGTTCATTCTCATCATCTGGAACAATTTGCGAAGCTGGTTGTCAAGGAATGTGTTAGAATTATAGAAGAAAATGACAAATTATGCGCAGATGAATGGGATTATGCAGAACAAAATTTTGTTGCCACTATCCTGACACAATTTGGAATAGAAGAATGAACTCACATCACATATGGTGCAACTCGGCCCAGACAGACGACCCCGTAGATTGCAAACAGTGTATTCGGCTAAGGGAATTGTATCCTGAAGATAAATCAGCAGATGAATTATTGGCAGAACATTTTCCCGATGCGATTCGGATACCAAATGTTCAAACACAAATATCGAACTCAGATATTTAAATCAGATTCAGAATTCTAGATAAGAATCCTATGGCAGACTATCGATCACCGAATGATTATGATACAGATAATGCCGAATTCTTATGTGGTTATATTGGCAAATCTTTCCCTCACGTAAAACGAGAAGACTATCATCAAGTCTATAAAGTTTTTCTATGGGAGAGCCATCATGAAGAATTTTATGCAGCACTTGATTCGGTAAACCCGGGTGTCGACAAAGTTCAGCTGCGTCTACCGTTTGGCGAATACGATATTATTTTCTGTGTGTTATCAGCTGAAGAAATAATACTGATGAAACTTAAAACTAATATAAAATTAATATTAGTGAACTGCCCGGAGTATAGTAATATAACGGGCGAACTAAAACTAACACGGGCGATGGTGTAAGAATGAAGTATAGAATTATCGCAAGTGTAACAAACAATCTATTTTATAATTTAAGGAAATATATTATAGATCAGAATTATGCAATTGCTAGCCAAGGATGGGCAAATAATTTTCCTATTCGATTTATTGATGTTGATTGCACATCCGAAGAAGCATGTCTTATTGGATTAAAATTTAATGTAACCTTCGCACAAGTATCCGACAAGGTGTGGAACATCGGCAGATGATATGATGTGGATCGATGGTAGCGATACTAATTTCTACCAATCTATCGGTCGAGGCATTCGACAACCGAAAACCATGCTAACGATTATCGATTATATTGACATCGTTTCATCATAGAGTTTCACCATAGGCTTTCAACACAGGCTTTCAACATAGAGTTTCGCCAAGCTAGGCTAAATTTTATTTGGGTCGGTTGGGCAATATCTCGCGATCCGCTCGCTGCTCGGATCACTCGTCACGAGGTGCAAAAATAAATGTAATTAAATGTTGACATGGGTTCTAGGCCATGCTATAGTTATGACATATTAAATAACAGGAGCACAAAATGACAACCAAACAAAAACATCACCAAATCTTTGCGCAACAGAGCATAGTGAAACAACAAGCGTGGAATGTTGTAAATAGACACAACAATGTGATTGATACTGTATGGTTTAATGCAGGGTTGGATGCACAATATGTTCGTGATGCACTTGTTGGTCACGACGGGTATGATATGGATATTACAGTTGAAATGAATTTATCATGAAAATTTATACAGCACTTCCTATCGGTCGAGTCGAGTGTCCGAAATGCAACGGCACAGGTAAACAATTGGCTACCGAAGAACAAAAGAAATATAAAAGTGTTGTCGCTGGATATGATTTCAGTGACGATACGGTAGGCTGTAGAAATTGTGGAGCGGGCGGCATGTTTTCCCGAGCACAGGGCCATGTAGCTGCTAAAGCCGATGGCACCGGATGCACCCACACATATACAGCACAAACCGTTGGCAACTGCCTTACAAAATACACTTGCAGTCAATGTGGCGACAACTATACAATTGACTCAGGGGATTAAATAATACTTGACAGTAGGATGTAATTGCTGCATAATACATACATCGCAAACAAATGTAGGAGTCGGAAATGAATACGAACTGGCCTAAAGTAGTTAAAGAGTTTCGCACAATCATGTTGTCGCATGTTAAAATTTACAACAATGGTAAATTGGATGATAAGGCGATGCGTGACCTCAAGTTTGATATGGATGTAACTGACAACTACCACCCATGGAACAGTGATGGTGAACTTTCGCGCTCGTTAGATAGAATGCCCGAGCACTGCAACTACCGCTCAGTCGACTCATACTGGAACTGGAAGAACGGAAAGTCTTACATTGAAGACGCCTTATATAATGTGTTAAACGAAATGCAGGATATCATCCAAGACACATTGACGAATGAGTGGAACTTTGAACCTGGATATAAAATGCCGGAGCAAATTATATTTCCTACCGATTGGTCAACTATTTCGACTAAGTCTGTTGGTCGTATTATACGGGCAGCAAAATCCTGATAGGTTGACAAGATTCCTACCTTACAGTATAATTACTACATACAAACACACAGGAGCACAAAATGAGCTGGGAAACATTGCAAGCATATCAAACGAAAGAAATATGCGCTGACATGCATTTTTTGTTAGTGAAAGCTGGTGCCTTTTTACTGACTCCGAGAGAAACGCTACTTGTCGCTTTCGTCCCCAAACACCGATATATCTGCCATGCCATCGAGTATGCTGCCAAATATCACGGCATGAATCTTTCATACGGGCGTGAACGACTACTTAGCACCATAAGTGAGCGACTGCAAGGCCACGCAACACTGGAATTTTGGCTTAATCGTAACGGTGTATCTGTATCTGACCAAACACCTGCACTCATGCAAGACTATCGACATCGTTGGCTACAAGAACTAATTAAAGAATTTAGTGCTTGACAAGATTCCTACCTTGCAGTATAATTACTACATACAAACACAACAGGGGAACAAAATGATTATCCAAGACGCAGAATTGATTGCAAAGCTCGGGCAACAAGTTATTGATTTGCTCGCTGTCAAACGCAACAAAGGTAGCTATCGTGTTGATACAACAAGCGGTTCAAAGACAGATGAAGGTGTCGGTCGTTGCATCTTGCGTATTATCAATGAAATCAATAATCCGCCTGTCGAGGAACAATCGTGAAACTACTTCCGGAACATCGCACTCACATTAAGTCCAACATCGACGAAGTGCTTGCAAAATATCCAAGCATTGCTGCCGAATATGAGGCTGGTCGGTTTAATAAAGCTGACAAGGTGAAAGATTTACAGAAGCGATTCTGTTTTGACTTACTATATGGGACAGGATTATCGTCCTGGTTGTGCCACAATGTGTATTCATATGCTAATGATACACACATCTATTCCTTCCTTAAGACAATTTGTCCGAAGGTTACAAAACAATATTAGAGAATGAAATGAGCTTTATCAAAACCAAACATCATGTAAATGAATACAGTCGCCAAGGTTCGGTCCATATCGATTATAGCAAGCTTGTTAAGATATTCGGCGAGCCGAGCTGCACATACGAATCTGGTAAGGTACGGGCAGCATGGTTCCTTACATTCGAGATGGGTATCCTTGCATCAATCTATGATTGGAGCGACAATAATCCGCTCGAAGACACTACAGCATGGAGCATTGGCGGCATCGATGGTCGAGCTGTATCGAGTGTGATTGGAGCAATTGCTGCTTATGATGTAGGATTTACAGGAATATATGAAGATAAGCTGCTTATAGAAGCCATCCAGTCGCCATCAGCAGTGCAAATTGCAATCAACGAGATGCTTGCTGTTACTGCTAAGGCTATGCTCAAACCAACCGTAAAACAAATCAAACAGATGGCCGAACTAGCCCATTGTTTCGTAACAGCTGACGGTTTGCAATTGAAAATTAGCTCTTGTGGCGACGATATGTTTTATGCTGAAAACTTAGACCGATATACTGACTACGAAATTGAATACGATTCGGTAACATTTGAAGGTGGGGAATGTTTCATGCAACTTGTTAAAATGGAAGTTCCGACACTATGACAACTGCTTGGTCACACTTACCGAATGCGATACACATCGACCGTGTATTAGCATCGGTACGGGCAGACCCTATGGCATGGAGTATGGTTCGGAAACTCGATTTTAATATGGTGGATAGTTATTGTTACACTGCGGTGGATCAAATCAATTTACATGTAGAATGGCGGACAGTATGGGACACGAATTCAAACTACTTATCCGGCCTCGGTCTAGACTGGAACGATATGACTAATGCACGGTGGTCGTCGTGGATGGCATTAGCAGTGCTTATCAAGGGCGACGACTGTGTTTACATGCTCGAGTCGGAGCCGGGCGAGCTTGCCATACTTGCTGCATTCGGTAACCCGAGAGCTATTCTATTATTACCAGCTTGCATAGTTTTTCATTCTATCAAAACAATTGCTTGACACTACATCCTATCTGTCATATAATTACTACACACAAACAAACAGGAGTTGGAAATGACTAATTTAATCCGCGTAATGACTAAGGCACATAAACACCTTGGTGCCGATTATCCAGCAAAGGCAACTGAACACCAAGTTCGTTGCACTGGCGTATCCAAAACTGGATACAACAGCATCACTATATTTCGCGATGACCGCCACGGAGTAAATCCTCCGATGGAAGGCAGCACTTTTATGGTAGGTGACATTTGCGAAGAAGATTCATACAACCTTTCATATCACGGTACCATCCTTAAGATTACGGATAAGACTGTTACCATCAAACCAAAATTAAGCAACAAGCTCAAACGGATGGCACTGCATGAATTTTGCTGGAGAAACTTTAACTTCAATCTATCTAAGTCGATTGCAGAAAATGTCGAAACGAGTTACAGCATTTAA